CCGCCCGCCCCGTGACCATCCCTAGCCAATCACCGTCCAGCAAGGAGGACAGATGCCCATCATCGCACCGAAGACGCGCATCGAGGCGCCCGTCACTCAGCGCCTCCGCGGCGGCCTCTTCTCCAAGTTCGCCCCCATCGAGGACTCCTCGATCCGCTGGGAGAACGGGGTCACCTGGGAGGACGTAGAGCGCGCTGACATTGGCACCATCGGCCAGTACCAGAAGCCCGGCACCGTCAAGGGCCTGCCGAAGGTCCTGGACAAGCCCAAGGGCGTGACCGTCGAGTCGATGGAGCCGATCACCGTCTACGCCACATTCCGCACCACCCCCCTCGACCACACCCCCGAGGAGGCCGTGGCCATCGCCGCGCAGCGTCTCGCCCAGTACGAGGAGTACGCCATCGAGAGCGCTCTGTGGAACGGGGTCGGCGGGCAGGGCCCGGCACTCATTCGCGCGCAGGAGTGGGCCAACAACTCGGGAGCCCAGCCGGCGGAGGGTGCGTGGAACGCGGCCGAGAAGTTCGCCCACACTCCGGGCGTGGCCCCCACGTTCCACATCTCGCGGCGCCTGGGCTCACTGCTTGCGGCCCGCCAGTACATCAACGTGGACCCGAAGACCGGCGATGCCTACACCATCATGGGGACCCCCGTGGTCTTCGGTGATGGCTACCCCGACACCCAGCCGATCATCGCGTCCACGGGCCCGATCCTGATCTACCGCGGGGACGTCTTCACCTCGACCAACGGGGCCGGCGGCTTCGACAAGGGGACGAACGACTTGACGGCGGTCGCCGAGCGGCAGTACGTCGTGGCGTTCAACCCTGACGATGCCTACTTCGTGAAGGTGTCCACGGACCCCGGCTCCGGCAAGTACGTGGCCCGCCAGTTCTGATGACCTACCTCACAACACCAACGGAAAGGATGCGCTGAGCCATGGCTAAGACGCACTCATACACACCAGTGCTGGGGAAGCGCATCCGCGTCACCCCGCTGGACACCTGCGGCAAGTTCGACAAGGCGCAGCACAAGCCGGTAGCCACCTCCGGCTTCGTGTCGGTCAAGCTTGCCGCCGAGGTCGAGGACGGCACGGAGATCACGGTCCGCAAGGCCGACGGCTCCCTGTGCGTCAACGAGAAGCAGTCCAACACCTTCAAATATTTCACGGTCGAGCTCGAGTTCTGCGGCGTGAACCCCTCCGTCCTGGACATCGTGACCAACGCCACGAAGTACCTGGACCACGCTGGCGACACCGCGGGCTTCAAGGTTGCCTACGGCAAGATCGAGAAGAAGTTCGCGCTCGAGCTGTGGACCGGCCTGTCAGGCCAGGCATGTGCGGCCGGCGCTGAGGACGCCAGCGGCTACCTGCTGCTGCCCTTCATCACCGCCGGGACCGTCGGCGACATCGAGGTCACGGGTGAGGACGCCATTACGTTCTCCATGACCGGCGCCGTCACCAAGTCCGGTAACGCCTGGGGCGTCGGCCCCTACGACGTGGTCAAGAAGGCCAACGGCGCCGGCGGCGGCTTCGTCAACGCGAAGCTCCCCACCGCCCTCGACCCGCTCGACCACCTCCTCATGATCGACACGGCTCTCGCTCCCCCGCCGGACAGCGACCAGCCCGTCACCGTCCCCTGATACCCCTCAGAGGCACTGACAGCCCCGTAGAGCGCACAAACGCCCTGCGGGGCTGTCACCATACCGGCTTCACGTGAAACCACCTCTGAGGCCCTTAGGAGACGCCTATAGGTATACTCATCCGTGCGGGCACCGCTTATGACTGGCGGCGTAGCCATCCCGCACCACGTACGCGCTGTAGGAGAGGGCATGCAGGACATCGAGAGGGGCTACGGGCCCGGAGACTGGCCGGTCTCCTACAGCGCGTGCGAGGACCTGAAGGAGTACCTGGACGAGGCCGGACGCCCCGAACAGCAGCACACCTTCGAGGCCATGGCGACCCAGCTTCTGTGGGAGTGGACGGGCCGCCGGTTCGGGACCGACATTGTCGTGATCCGGCCCGAGCCGGCCGACTGCGTGCCGCCGCCTACTTACCAGTCGCAGGACTACCTGAGAGGCTTCCTCCCGTTCCGCCTGGGCGGCGTGCTGCACGACGTCGTCTGCGGACTGTGTGGCCCCTACTGCACCCACACCGCAGGGACGCCCGCCATCCGCCTGCCTGGGAACGTCCATCGGGTGCACCAGGTCACGGTCAACGGCAAGGTGATCCCGCTGGGCGCGTACCGGCTCATCAACCACTCCGTGCTCCAGCTCACAGGCCGTACCTCGCCCGCGGGCCCCGATGTTCCGCTTGTATTCCCCCCGGTACAGGACCTCTCGCGGCCGACGACTGAGGAGGGCACGTGGGAGATTCGCTACTCCCAAGGCGTCCCCGTCCCCGAGGGCGGTCAGGTTGCGGCCGGCGTGCTCGCCCTCGAGCTCGCCAAGGCGGCCTGCATGGACCGCGACTGCGCCCTGCCTGCACGCCTCCAGACGGTCACCCGTCAGGGCGTCACCGTACAGGTGCAGGACGACTTCGACGAGATGCAGGAGGGCCGGACCGGCATCTGGCTGGTCGACTCCTGGGTCGCCTCGATCCGTAAGCCGCGCCAGGCCGCTAGGGCCTACAACCCGGACGACTACGTGCGCCGCCAGCCCTCCAACCGCCGCGGCGGGGTGATCTGGTGAGCCCCGCGCCGCGCCTGTCGCGCCGTAGCCTCGCCCAGAACGAGGACTATGCCGCCCTGTCGGGGCGAGTCGCCTCGCCGGAGCCGTCCGCCGTCCACTCCACAGCACTCGCCCTGCTCAAGGGCGGCTCCCAGGCCCTGTCCAACGCCGTCTCTCAGGCATACGTCGCGCCCGGCGCCGAGGTGGCCTGGGACGAGTGCTGCGCTGGTCACCTCTACGTGCGCACCGTCTCCGTCTCCCCGATCTTCGGCCCCCGCGCCGCCGACGGCGAGGCGTGCTCGGTGCGCTACTGGGCGGCGACCTACGCCCTCGGGACGCTGCGCTGCGTCGAGGTAGTGGATGATCGCGGCCGGGGGCCTCGGCCCTTCGACCTGACGGCCGACGCGGCGGTCCTGCACCAGGACATGGCTGACCTCGGCCAGTTCCTGACGTCGTCCACGAACGCCAACGACATGGACTGGCAGGCGTCCGGCCCGGACGGCGGCTGCGTGGCCGGCGAGTGGACCTTCACGGTCCGGCTCAACTGCCCGTAAACTTATCTTAGGTGTGAGATGGTTCACGTAAACGTCCGGTTCAAGGGCCCCATCCGTGAGGACAAGGTGGCCCGGATCGCGAGAGACGCGGCCCTGAAGGCGTCCCGACGCACTCAGGGGCGTATCCAGCGCAACATCCGCGCCAAGGGGCGCGTGAACTCGGGCCGGATGGTGAACTCCGTCACCATTGAGCGTGTCCCCGGCAAGCACCCGCTGAACCCGACCTTCGAGATCGGCGCCCGCACGCCCTACGCCGCCTACCAGGAGAAGGGCACCCGTGCCCACGGCCCGGTCAAGGCGCCGCGCATGGTCTTCACCCCAAAGGGGTCCAGCCAGACCGTCTTCGCGAAGTGGGTCAAGGGGATCAAGGGAGCGCACTTCGTCCGCGACGCTGTGAGGCTTATCAGACCCTCTGACTTCCATTAGAATAGCCTCATGGCTACTATTACGATCCCCGGCAAGACCCGGAAGTCCATCACCGTTGACCTGGTCGGCACCGAGTACAAGGTCCGCCCCCCTAAGGCCGCCGTCGCCATCTTCCTGTCCCAGGCGCTCAAGGACGCCGACGAGGACTCAGAGAAGATCATCGAGGGCCTGTCGAAGTGGTGCCACGTCCTCTTCGGCAAGGAGACCGGCGCCGAGGTCGTCAGGCGGATGAAGAGCCCCTCCGACGACCTCGACATCCCCGACCTGACCGACCTTATCTCCGCCGTCATGGAGGAGGCGGGGGAGAACCCTCCTACGTAGTCCAGCGCCTCCTGGCCTCGGCCCACAAGGAGTGGGACTACATCGACGGGTTCTGCCTCGGGCACGGGATCGACCTGGAGACCCTACCCCTGAACCGGTTCTGCCACGTCATGTGGTGGATTCTCACCCGCAACGCCGAGGACGAGGGCGCTATCGAGAAGCTGAAGAGGGACCTGTGGCTCCCGCCCAAGGGCGTCGAGGTCAACGACCCGCGCAGCCCGTGGTACTCCGGCAACGAGTCCAGCGGCTTCGGGTCCCTTAAGTCGGCCATCGGAATGTGACAGCACCTATAGGACACGCCTATGCGGGCGGTATCATGGCCTCAGACAGGAGTCGGGCCGCGATGCCGCCCGCTCGACATACGAGCGGGGAGGGTAGCCCGTGGCAGACAAGATCGGCGAGGTCGTCGTAGAGGTCGGCGCTGACGCGCGCGACTTCCGCGGCGACGCTGAGCGAGGTATCGAGAAGAGCCTCAAGAAGATCGGCAAGCGAATCGAGCGCGCCGCCGAGAAGTGGGCTCGCGAGATGCGCGACTCCGTCAAGGACGCTCTCGACGGGGTCGTGCTTCAGGTCAACGCCCGCATCGATCCCAAGGACCTGCGCCGCATCGAGACGGCCATCGCCCAGACCAAGGCGTCTCCGGAAGTCGGTATCTCCAAGCGGGACCTGGAGGAGATCAAGCAGAAGCTCCGCCAGGCCGACTGGCGCACGCCGGTCAAGCCGGTCCTGGACGACAACGCCGTGGCCAGGATCGGCCGTGAGCTCGACGAGATGCGGGCCGAGGTCAAGGCGCGCGTGGACATCGACGAGAAGTCCCGACGCCGGGCCATCGACGCCATCCGCCGCACCGAGGCCGAGATCGATGCCAAGGTCGAGATCGACGGGCACGACATCGCCGAGATCAAGGAGCGCGTCGCCAACATCAAGTCCGCGCTGAAGGTCACCGCATCCCTGGAGAAGACCTCCCAGCGTGAGATTCGGGAGCAGCTGGATCGGATCGACGCCAGGCTCAACACGTCGGCCAGCCTGAGCGAGAAGTCGATCCAGCGAATTCAGAAGCAGCTGAACAACCTCGGGGCCGACGTCGAGACCCACGCCCACCTGTCGGAGGCGTCCAAGCGCAAGCTCAAGCACGAGATCGACAAGCTGGACGGCAAGGCGACCGTCAACGCCGACCTGGACGACGGGAAGGCCCGCTTCGACCTGAAGCGGCTGACCGCCAAGCCCTACTTCGTAGACATTCACGCCCGGCTCGCCAAGGCGTCGCTAGCGAAGGTCGCTACTCAGCTGAAGGCCCTGGCCGGCGGGAACATTTTCTCGGGCCTGAAGAACTCGCTGACCGACGTCTTCACCAACCTGGACACCTTCGCGGTGAAGATGGCCGGTGCCGGGACCGCGGTCCTCGGCCTGGCCTCCGTCGCAGGGGCCGGGCTCGGGACCGTGGCCCAGTTCGGTCTGAGCATCGCCCACACGCTGCCGGCCCTACTGGCTATGCCGGGCATCCTGGGAACGGCCGCGGCCGGCGTCGGCATCTTCGCGGCCGCCATGGCCGACGCCTCCACGGTGCTCGAGGACCTGGGCCCGGCGTTCAGCGCCTTACAGGACTCAATCTCGACGTCGTTCTGGGGAGAGGCTGAGGGGTCCGTGCGCTCCCTCATCACCAACGGGCTGGACGCCCTGACTCCGGCCATCTCCAACGTGGCCGCGAACATGGGCTCCATGACGGCCGCCGTCGCCTCCGCTGCCCAGGACCACATCCCCGGATTCCAGGCGTCGCTCGGCTACCTGGCCGAGGCAATGGACCTGGGAGGAGATGGCGCGGGAGCCTTCACCGACGGCCTGCTCACGCTGGGCGAGGTCGGCGCGAAGTACCTGCCTTCCATCGCCTCCTGGGCCAACGAGGTCGCCTACTCCTTCCAGTCCTGGGTGCAGGCCAAAGTCGCCTCTGGCGAGATGGATCAGGCCATTCAGGCCGCCGCCAAGACCTTCGGAACGCTGAAGAACATCGTCTTCGACCTGGGCGGCATCCTGGGCGGGGTCTTCAAGGCCATGGCCTCAGGCTCCGCGCCCATTGACTCCATCGCCGCCGCCCTCGACAGCGCCAACAAGGCGGTGAACGGGCCACTGTGGCAGGGGACCCTGTCCACGATCTTCAGCGCGATGGGGGACGCCGCCTCGCACGCCTTCGCCGGCGTAGGCTCGCTCGGCCAGGCGTTCACCTCTCTGGCCCCGACCTTGGCCACGATCCTGCCGATGGTGGGGCAGATCATCGAGACCGGGCTCAAGGGCATCTCCTCGGCCCTTCAGGACCCCGCCTTTCAGGGCGGGCTGACGTCGTTCTTTCAGGGCGTCCTGACGGCCGTGCAGGCCCTGGCCCCGGCCATGCCCGCCCTGGGGCAGGCGTTCGGCGCCATCGCCACCGTCGCCGGCCAGCTCCTGGCCGCCGTGGCGCCGCTCATCGCCCAGCTGGTCGAGCAGCTGGCCCCGGTCATCACTCAGCTGGCTACCCTGCTGGCCCCGATCATCGAGCAGCTGGGCGCGGCGCTCATGCCGATCATCCAAGCGCTCGGGCCGATTCTGTCGGCTCTGTTCGCGGTGCTCGGGCCGCTAGTGACCGAGCTCCTTGCCGCCATCGTGCCCGCCATCCAGCCCATCGTGCAGGCCCTCGTAGCACTCCTGATCCCGGCGTTCCAGCTGGTAGGGGCGACGGTGAAGGCCCTCATGCCGATCGTTCTCCCGATCATCAACATCATCAAGGACACGATCGTGAACGCGATGCAGGTGATTCAGGGGATCATCAACGTCGTCATGGGCATCATCACGGGCAACTGGTCCCAGGCGTGGAACGGGATCAAACAGATCGGGTCTGGTGTCTGGAACTTCATCAAGTCGGCATTCTCCAACTTCGGAGCGGCCTTGAAGGGCATCGCCCAGGTCGCCTGGAACCTGCTCGGCAGCGTCATCTCCGGAGGGTGGAACGCCATTAAGTCTGGCACGGTGGCGGCGTGGAACGGGATCCAGTCGGCCGTGTCCTCGGGAGTCAGCAGCGTCATCTCCCTCGTTACCAGCCTCCCGGGCCAGATCAAAGGCATCTTCGCCAGCGCCGGGTCGTGGCTGTGGAATGCAGGTCTCAACATCATCAAGGGCCTCCTGAACGGAATCAACTCGATGATCGGGACCGTGAAGAGCAAACTGAAGTCTCTGACCAACCTGATCCCGTCCTGGAAGGGTCCCGCCCCTGTCGACAAGGTCCTGCTCACCCCTGCCGGTGAGATGATCATGCAGGGCCTCATCAAGGGCCTGGAGAGTCAGTACGGTGCCGTTCGGGCCTCACTGACAGGGCTCACCGAGGACCTGGCCAAGCCGGCCACGATCGGCCTCAGCGCCAACGTGCAGCCCCTCCCGGCACGGGCCTCTACCGGCCGCCCGAACCCGGCTCCCGAGTCCACCGGATCGTTTGATAAGGGAAGCCGATCAGGCGCTACAATCAACATCACCAACAACTATCCACAGGCCAAGCCGGACTCGAAGACTCGCGACGAGGTTGCCGAGGGGCTGAGACTGGCCGCCATCATCTGAGGAGGGTCACCCACCCATGGCCATCTACTCACTGGACGGGGCAGACCTGGACGATGAGCGCCAGCGCTGGGTGCTCGCCGAGGGGACGACCCTGTCTACCCGCGGCGAGCCCTGGAGCACCTCCGTCAGCATCCCTGGACGCTTCGGGGTACTCCCCATCGCGCCGACCGTGCTGAAGTCAGCCACCGTCGCCCTTAAGTTCACGGTGTTCTCCTGGGCCGACGGGCGTAACGGCAACCGCTGCAAGGAAGGACTGGCGCGCCTGGAGCAGAACTATCAGGACCTCATGCGCCGCCTGTACGCCTTCGGCCGGCTCATGACGCTCCAGTACACGCCGGCCGGGCAGCCGGCCCGGGAGGCGATGGTGCGCCCGTCGTCCTCCGTCGAGCCGGTCTTGGACCCGCACTCGGAGACGATATCGTTCACGATCACCTACGAGATCGTCTCCGGCCTGTGGCGCGGCACCGTAGACATCGTGGACCACCTGAGCGACATGTCGAAGTTCAACGGCTGCGTGATGCCTATCCCGGACGGGAAGCTACTCCTGGAGCCGACCGCCGGCACCTGCACCGTCAAGGACAACGTCTCCGGGACGTCGTTCACCTTCACCGGGACCCTGAACGGCGGGGAGCGCCTGCTTGTGGACATCGCGAACTACCGGGCCTGGAAGAACCCCTCCCAGTGGTGGGAGATTCAGCCGAACGCGCGCCCCGCTGACGGCGAGATTTCCATGAGCCCAGGAGGCTTCCGAGCCACTCCTAACGCCGAGGGCAAGATTTCCATGACGCTGACCGGGACTACTGGCCGCTTCCGCGGAAGGATGGCCTACTAATGCCTCGCGACCCCCAGTATGCTCGCGGCCTGGCCATGCGCTACGTCGCCTACGAACAGGCGGGAGCCCGGCTGGGCGTCCTCCCCGACGCGCTGGCCGGCACGTTCACCTGCCCCCGTCAGGAGACCCCGTCGCTCACACTCTCGTACCCGAACGGGGATCAGGGAGTGCGTGGGGAGTTGCTGGACTCCTCGGTGGAGATCGCCGTCGAGCTCTGCTACGACGGCCAGACCTGGCACGAGCCGTACAACGCCCGGTTCGTGAACCTGTCCTCGGAGTGGAACCTCGTGGACGACGGTACCGAGCACCGCCGAGCCGACCTCATACACATCGGGCACCGCCTCGACGGGGCCTTGGTGTGGGACGTTCCGATCCAGTCACGGGACAAGGACGGGAAGTACAAGTTCAACTCCCGCAACGCCGGCGAGATTCTGCGCACCGTGTGGGACGCCGCCGTGAAGCGTGGATGGGGCGCCGGACTGACGCTCGACATCAGCACCTCGGCCGACTCGGCCGGTCAGGGTTGGGCGCTCCAGACCACCATTGCCTTCGACCCCTCAGTATCCCTGAAGTCGATCCTGGACACGCTCATGAACATGGGCATGATCGACTACCGCTGGCGTGGCCGCACCCTGCAGGTCTACAACGCTGACGCGGCCCTGAGTCGGGAGAACCCCTCCGTCGTGTGGCGCCTCGGCGCCGGAACGTCCTCGGCTCCGGAGAAGCTGGACTGGTCCCAGCTGTGCACCCACGTCCTCGTGAAGGGTGACGAGGGCCGCACCTGGACCTTCCCCAACCCGGAGGCCCCGGCCGGGATGCCGCGCACCGAGAAGGTCGTCAGCGCCGGCGGCGTCGAGCTGGAGACCACGGCCCGGCGCGTGGCGGACCTGACCCTTAAGACCGGAGCCACCCCGGCCGCTGAGGTGAAGCGCGAGTGGGAGGCCGACGACCTGCAGTGGCTGCCCTTCGACGACTACCTGCTCGGCGACTGGATCAAGGTCGAGCGCGGCAAGGGCCTGGAGCGGATGCGCGTCACTCAGATTTCGATCTCGGTGACGGAGAACGGCCGCTGCGAAGGTCACACGACCTTCGGGACCATGCTCGACGACGTCCTGTCCCGCCTGGCCAAGCGGCAGAAGGGCGTCTTGGGAGCCGCCACCTCTGACGGAAAGAACCCCCGCCCAGAGACCCCGAAAAGCAAGTACCGACCCCTGCCCCCGCAGGGGCTCGTGATCTCCTCGGCCGCCGTCATCGGGGCATCCGGGGACGCCGAGGCCGTCGCTACTCTGAAGTGGCAGGAAGTGACTACGGACACGCTCGGCGTCGCCGTAGACGTGACCGGCTACGACATCTCGGTTCGGGAGGTCCCCTACCAGGCTGGCCGCCTGAACACGTCCAAGACGACGTCGGCCGAGGTCTCAAACCTCATCCCAGGTAAGCGCTACGCCTTCAGCGTTCGGGCCGTCACGGCCGACGCTACCGGGGCGTGGTCGGCCGAGATCATTGAGGCGATGGCCACTGACGCCACGCCGCCGCCGGTCCCACCAGCGCCCACCCTGTCCCAGACCCTCGGGGTACTGGACGTCTGGTGGCCGCTTCTCGGCGCTGGCGGGGAGGGGATGCCCGCTGACTTCGCCGGAGTCGAGGTCAGCGTCCAGCTGCCCGGCCGTGCTCCAGGCGTCCTGGCGACGATGCTGAACCCGATGCAGCGCACGTCGGTCGCTGGGCTGGAGATGCGCGAGTACGAGGTGCGCCTGCGCACCTACGACCGCGCCGGGAACCGGTCGGCTTGGGGCGCCCCGAGCACCATCACCTTGAAGCAAAACATCGACGCCGACGCCATCGCTAAGTCGGTCGAGGACAAGCTCAAGGGGAGCTCGGCCCTCCAGCAGGCCGCCCGTGAGGGGACCCTGAAGGAGATGAAGCACCTCACCGACGCGATGACTCAGGTCGCCGTCAACCTCGTCTCGTCCGGCCCCATCCCTCCAGATAGTGGGACAATAGGGTCCAGTATGTGGATCGCACCCGACGGACGAATCTTCGTCCTCAGAGCAGAAGGAGACTGACCATGCAGGAGTACGTGGCTACCAAACAGTGGCGGGACGGATTCGGAGCCAATGAGACCCGTATCGCCGCCGCGGACCTCATCCGGATCGAGGACGGCATCAGCGCCGCCACCCGCGGCGTGACCAACCTGGAGACGAAGGTGGCGGGCCAGCCAGCCGAGATTATGAAACAGGTCCAAGACATCGCTCAAGGCATCCGCACCGCCCTGGAGAAGGCGATCCCAGTCGGAACTATCGCCGTGTACGGGGCTGAGCGCGACCCTGAGGGGTGGATGCGGTGCGACGGGCGCCTCCTGAACCGTACCAACTACGCGAAGCTATTCGCGGTCCTCGGGACCTCCTACGGATCGACGAATTCCAATGACTTCCGGCTGCCTGACATCCGGGACCGCTCCGTGCTCAGCACCGGTACATCGAACCGGCTGGGGGACCGGGGCGGCAACTCGAATATCACTCTGAGCATCAATCAGATGCCGGCCCACACTCACCCCATCGGCGAGTCCGAGGACCCGGGCCGACGCTTCCAGGCGCGCACGTCCAATCAGGACATCGGACTCGGTACTAATGGGTACACCTACCTGACCTCGACAGGTCAGGCTGATGGCGGCCGCAGCCCCATCGCTACGTCCGTCGGAGGGTCCCAGCCAATCGACATCCGTGACCCGTACATCGCCCTTCCCTACATCATCAAGGTGCTCTAATGGCCGGACCTACTAACTGGACGACCGCCCCGGACGGGGCGCGGGGCGGGCAGTACGTAACCGTCCCAGGATTCGCAGCCCTGGACCACTCCTCCCCCACCAACTCCCGCACCGCACCGGGGTCTCGGATCGTCTACTCGCCGAAGGGGTGGCGCTGGGAGGAGACTGGCGACGACTACTCCAAGACGGTCTCCAAGCTCACCGCCGCGACTATGGAGAGCGCGGTGCGCCGCATCCGCACGTCCATGGGCGAGGTGTCCTACATCCGCGGAACCTCTGACACGCTGCCCCCGTTCTCGGGGACCTCCGTTGGAGACACCTGCCGAGTGCAGGACGCCCAGACCCTCGATATCGTCGCGGAGTGGCGCTGGGACGGCGCTACCTGGGAGCGAATGAAGGTCACCAGCGAGCAGATCAGCAACCTCGACGTGGGGAAGCTGACCGCGGGCTCGGCCAACATTGCTGAGGTCACGGCTCGGAAGATCGCCTCCGACGTCGGGCGCTTCCTGGAGATCACGACTGACCAGCTCACCGTGACCGGCAACGCCTCCTTCGTGAACGCCACGGCCCACCACGTGTGGACGGAGATCATCACTGCCGGTCAGGGGGAGTTCGAGCAGATCAAGGCCGGGATGCTGGCCGCCAACTCCGTCAGCGCCTCCAACATTCAGGGCGGGGCCATTGACGGCCAGGTCATTACCGGTGCCACGGTGCAGACGGATCGGGGACCTACTCACGGCGTGAAGATCGACGCCGCCGGGATTCGAGCCTACGACGGCCGATCCGCTAACACCACCTTCGAGGTGGAAGCCTCGACCGGGAAGGTGAAGGTTCTGGGAGAGGTCGGTATTCAGGACACGTGGTCGGTCGCGAAGTTCATCGACATCGTCGAGACCGTTACCGGTAACGATGTAGGTCAGCGCGGAGATCGTTGGGGCGTGGGCATCACTATGAACCGCCGAGTCTCCCCGTACCGCTTCCCCGCCCTGGTCACCTTCAAGGAGGACCCCTCGAACCGGGGAGGAATTCTCTACCTTCAGGCCCCCTCCAACATCCTCGACTCCTCCCCAAACTCTCGACTGTCGTCGGCCGGATTCTACTGCTACAGCGGTAAGGAGGCCGACTGGAGCTTGGGCGTGTACAACACCGGCTTCAACGCCGGAGCTAAAGGTAAAGGGAACATATCGGTCAACAGCTACAGTGCCTCCATTACGGTAGGAGGATACGACTCCCACCTGTACATCCAAGGGGACAAATGGTGGCTACGGTCCACTCAGAACAGCTGGAAGTCAGTATGGTGCAACGGGATCGCCGTCGTGATGGGGTGGGACGAGAACCATCAGGCCATCGTAGATGGTCGGGGGTTCCGCGCCGTCGGAGGCAAGAACTTCATCATGCGCGTCCCAGGCGAGTGGCAGAAGCGCCACATGATGCTTCAGCACGCCAGCACCGAGTCCCCTCACGACGGGATTGAGTACTGGGAGAACGTTGAGCTCGACGCCTCCGGCCACGCCACGTGGGTCCTTCCGGACTACATCCCAAAGATCGCCTCCCCGACGGCCCCCTGGATCGTGCTCACGTCGTCCTCAGCCTCGGCCACCCTGCACCGCACGGGCTATGGCGTGGACGCGGCGCCGTGGTCGGTGGAGGTTACTGGAAAGCCTGGAGAGACGGTAGCCGTCCTCGTCAAGGGGGCCCGTCAGATCGATGAGTGGGACTCCAAGACCGACCACGTCGCCCTTCACGACCGCTCCAAGGAGTCCGTGTGGGTGCTCCCGCCGGCGTCCAGCCCCGGAGACGCTGGGGCCGGTGAGCCGGTCGCCTACGATGGTCGTGGAGGCTACGGGCCAGCCCCTAAGCCTCCCACAAAGCCCATCACAGAGCAAACTCAGGAGGAATCATGACACCCCAGACGCCGCAGATAGACGCCATCGCAGTGATCGAAGGCCTATCGGCCGAGATCGCGGCGACGATCAGTCGGGCAGTGGTTGCTGAGAAGCGCGCCGAGGCCGCTGAGCGGCGGGCGTTAGCCCTAGAGGAAGAGATCAGCAAGATGAAGGAGAGCAAATGACGGTTCAGTCTGTGGCGGCACGTATCGCCCGCCGAATCTGTGACCAGGAGAACGTCGGGTACAGCCAGCCCGACCGGCGCACCTGGTACGCGAACGCCGACTGGGAGGGCCATGTGAGCTCACCCCAGAACGCGGACTGCTCCAGCCTCGTGTGCGGAGCCGTCTGCTACGGCCTGCACGACACCTACGGCGTCCCGTGGGGCCACTCCGCCCTCCCGGAGATCAACGACCACTGGACTGGGAACATGCGCCCAGGTCTGGAGGCTCGAGGCTTCAACGAGGTACCGTGGGCTGACTCTGACCTGACCCCGGCTGGCGGCTTCCGTGTCGGCGACGTGATCCTGTCTGCCGCTAACGAGGGCGGCCGGGGACACGTGGTCCTCGCCGTGGAGGATGGTGGTGACCCTCTCGTGTCGGAGGCGTGGATCGCTGAGGATGGGTCTATCGACGGCTACGCCGGCGACACTACGGGCCAGGAGACGCGCACTGTCCGCTACTCGTCCCACCCCCACACTCAGTCGGGGGCGTGGACCAGCTGCCACCGCTTCGACGAGGGGAAGTTCCTCCAGCAGTGGCCAGAGTTCGCCAAGGGCCGCCCCGCACAGGCCCAGGCTCCAGCCCCGACGCAGGCAGTCTCCTCGACGCCGTCGGCACCGCAGCACGCTCACGGTATCGACATCTCCAGCCATCAGGCGGGCCTGAACGTAGCCGCTCTGTGGGCGGACTTCGTGATCGTCAAGGCCACCGAGGACGACGACTACGTGAACCCCTACATGGTCTCGCAGGCCGACGCCACGCTCGGCGCCTCGAAGCGTCTCGGGTTCTACCACTTCGCCCGCCCAGGTGACGCCTCTGCCCAGGCCCGCTACTTCGTGTCCGCCGTCGGCTCGCTCCGGGGCAAGGCCACCCTCTGGCTCGACTGGGAGGCGAACGCGGTCGAGCAGGGTCCTGGCTGGGCGAAGACCTTCCTCGACACGGTTCGGGCCTTGACCGGCGCCACGCCTGGCCTCTACATGAACGGCAGCGCCGTGAACGACTACGACTGGTCCGCGGTCGCCTCCCAGTACCCTCTCTGGTACGCGGGCGGCCCGGACTACAGCGACTACGGCACCTCCTACAGTGACCCGGCCGTGCCGAACGTCTCCTACTGGGGTGCCCCGCTCATCCACCAGTACACCGAGGACGGTAGGTTGCCCGGATACAGCGGCACCCTTGACCTGAACCGTCTCCGTGACCGCTCCGCCTGGGACCGGATGATCGGCGGAGGCGCCGTCAGCTCGGTCGCGGCTCAGGCTGCCTCCGGAGAGGCGCAGCTCGCCGTGGACGGAGAGTACGGGCCGGCTACCGTCGGTCGCTTGAAGGCGGTCATGGGAGCCGTGGGCTACGAGGAGGTATTCGCCGTCGCGAACCTGCGCCGGTTCCTCAACAAGGCGGTGCCTGCCTCCTCAATCCAGCAGCTGACCGGCATGTATCGGCTGCCTGAGGACCGGGGCTGGGACGAGAGCATGGTCAAGGTCTTTCAGTACCTCGTGCTCGCCTGGAACAAGCCTGGAGTTCCGTCGGGCTGGTCCTTCGGTGACTGGGTGGACGGGGACTTCGGCGAGGCCACGGTCGCGGCTCTCCAGATGGCGCTGAACGCCTCCAAGACCAACTCCTTCCGTCTGTGGTGAGATCGTGACATCGTCGTAACCTATTGAAGCCTCACAGACTCATAGGGATACACTAAGGGCGGGGACTCGGACGGGTCCCCGCCCTTACCTATGAAGGAGCACATGTGAAGTACGCCACCGCCACGTTCTGGGAGGGTCTCGCCGAGCGAGCCATCTCCACCTTCTCGCAGTCCCTCGTCGGCGCCTTCGGTGTCGGTACCTCGATCTTCGGCCTGGACTGGAAGGGCGCCCTCGGCATCGCCGGCGCCGCCACGATTGCCTCGGTCCTGAAGTCGTTCTCCCTGCCCGAGGAGACCGACCGCGCCGTGGCCGCCTCCGAGCTGGACGCCTACACCCCGCGTCACGCCTCCGGCCTGACCGGGCCCCTGGCTGGCTGAGGTAGGCCATGCTCGCAGTGGAGTCGTCCCCGTCGCCGATCCTCGCAGTGCTCGCCTCGCCGGAGGTCATCACGGCGGGGACGGCTCTGCTGGCCGCGCTTATCACCTGGCTCAGGGTCACGATCAAACGTCAGCAGCAGCGCCTGGAGGAGAAAATGGCTCGACTGAACGCCCACATAGTGAGGGCGGCCGATGCGGCCGAGTCGGCCTCGGAGGGCGTCCACAACAACCACGACTCGAATCTACGGGACGATCTCGACTCCAAGTTCGGGAAGGTCCTGGATGGGCTGGCCAGGCTCACCCAGTCGGTTGACGACCTTCGCGAGTCGGACCGTCAGCACGAAGCTCGGATGGCCCGCATGGAGACGCAGATCGAGGGGGTGCGCAATGACGCCCGCACCGACAGGTCCCACCTCTACACGGAGGTCCAGTCATTACATGATCGGATTGATAGGGTAAAGACTGATACCAATCCGTTACGGCAGGAGCCCAGATGACCTCCCCCACCGCCACGATCACCGGCCGCGTCGTCGGCCCCGACGGCCTGGGGCGCCTGGGCCGGATCACCTTCACCCCTGTCAGCCTCGGCGCCCAACTCCCGGAGCGCGACGTCGTCTTGGGGCGGGCCTCCTTCCGTATCGACCCTGACGGGTATCTGGTAGGTCAGACAGGCCGGACTGCCGCAATCGCGCCTGGAAACTATGAGATAGATCTCAATATTCCTGGAGACCTGGGTGCACACATCCGCACTGTGCGCGCTCTAGCCAACGGCGAGACGCTCAACATCGCTGACCTTCTCACGGCCGTACCCGTGCCCATCCCTCCAGGGCCGGTCCCTCAGCCTCAGCCGCCCAGCCCGACGCCGTCGCCGGTCCCTGACGCTCGAGGTGTCCGCATTGCGGGACAGCCCGGTATCCTTGAGGCTATCAACAGGTCTGAAATCATAGACCTAGGCAATGGAGTTCTCACCTGGAGGTAGCCGGCTATGGCCGATCTCACCTGGTACAGCCGCGAGGGCGCGGATCAGCGCTTCCTAACTAAAACGGAGGCATCCTCCCTGGCCACTCGGGAGGAGAGCACTCAGGGCGACGCCGCCCTCGGCAGTCGGATCGACGCCGTCAAAGTCACCGCCGAGGCGGCCCTCCCCTCGACCACGGCAGCCTCCACCTACGCCACGAAGGCCGAGGTGGAGTCCGTCAGGCAGTCCATCCCCCAGGTTCCGGCGGCTCCCGATCTGTCAGGCTACGCGACCAAGTCGGAGATGCAGGCCGCCGACACCTCGCTGGGTCAGCGCATCGACAGCGTCTCCGGAGTCGCTACCGCCGCGGCCACGAAGGCCGAGCTCGCTCAGTACGCGACCACGGCCGCCGTCGCCGGCACCTATGCCACAAAGGAGTCCCTGGCCGGCTACCTCAAGGCCACCGACGCCTCGGACACCTACGCCACGAAGGCGGCCCTGGCCCAGGCCCAGCTCGGAGGCAACCAGAACGCCCCGGACCTGTCGGGACTGGCCACGAAGGTCGAGATGCGTCAGGCCGACTCCGGCCTGAGCGCCCGCATCGATGGGGTAAAGAAGACCGCAGACTCCGCCCTACCGAAGTCGGAGGCGGCCAGCACCTACGCCACCAAGGCGGACCTGCTCAACTCAGGCTCTTCCGCAGAACGGCAGATCAACTCCGTCAAGGCCAAGGCCGACGCAGCACTCCCGGCCGCTACGGCAGCGACCACCTACGCGACGAAGTCCGAGGTGGCCGCCGCTCGGTCGGTCGCTGAGGGGGCGCTGCCCAAGACGGAGGCCGCTACCAAGTACGCAGCCAAGGAGGACCTGGCCGCCTACGCCACCTCGACGTCGGTCGCCTCGACCTACGCGACCAAGGAGTCCCTGACCTCAGCCACGGCACCAATCGCCGGCCTGTCGTCCAAGGTCTCCTCCCTGGAGACCGCCGTCGGCTCCAAGGCGGACTCCTCTGCCCTGTCCGGTCTGCTGTCGAAGACGGAGGCGGAGTCCACCTACTCCACCAAGGTCCAGGCCGCGGCCATGGGTGACAGCATCCGCAACGCCCGCGCCGTCGCTGACGCCGCCCTTCCCAAGACGGAAGCGGCGTCCACCTACGCGACGAAGGCGGACCTCGCCAAGGTGCAGGCCGGTGGCGGCGGCAAGGCCGACCTCTCCGAGTACCTCACCCGAGACGACGCCTACAGCTCCTTCGTGCAGAGCAGCTTCCTGGACCGTAAGCTGGAACTGTATGCGACCTTGGAGGCGCTCAACGAAACGGCAAGGCGCGTGGACGCGATGGCGAAGAACACCGCCCCGTTCCGCCCCGGCGAGCGCTACTACTCCCCCGTCACCTACTTCTGGCCAGACTACTACCAGAAGGCTCCCAACGTCTCGAAGTGGGGCCAGATCCTGAAGTTCGCCGGCTCCCTCGGTATCGTCATCCTGAACCGCAATAGCGGCAACTGGGACACCTACGACAAGGACTTCGACGCCCAGGCGAAACTGGCCCTGGCCGCCGGCGCGAAGCGCGCCGTGTTCTACGTCAAGACTCAGTACCTAGCGGCCACCCTTCCCGCCGGCGATCCAGGCCGCAACAACGTGCCGGACGTGGACAAGTACACCGAGGACTACATCCTCGGTCAGGTCGCCAAGGCGAAGTCGCAGTACGGGGACGTCTGCCAGGGCGTGTTCCTGGACGAGACGATCAACGGCTGGGGCGCCCAGGCCGGGCGGGTCCCGGCTTACAAGCGGCTCATCGACCGCATCCGCACCGCCTACGGCAAGGACTTCCTGATCGTCGTCAACTCGGGCTCGAACATCTCCGAGGACATGTGCAAGCTCGACTTCGACGTGTGCATGATGTTCGAGAAGGACGCCTCCGCATTCCTAGTCGAGGACCCCGGGACCCCGATCCTCCCCGACCATATGAAGAAGTACCCCTCCACCCGCTGGTGGGCTGTTGTCCACGGGGTCACCAGCGAGAACTACCGGAGCGTGTTCGACAAGGCCGACAAGCTCAGCATCGCCCACCTGTACATCACGGACGGGCAGCTGCGCGAGGACCCCCAGCGCGGCGGCCAGTGGGAGCCTGTAGGTAACCCCTACGCCAACCCGCCGTCGGATCACATTCATGAGCTCGTGGTGCCGTGGCTGAAGGGCTACCTTCCGCTGAAGCTCGAGGTGGATGAGCTCAAGACTCGCCCCAAGGTCCTCTCGCTCGGCAAGCGTGAGGCAGTACCGTCAGGCACGCCTGCAGGGACGATCATCGTCAGGAAGGACTCATAGTGGCAGACAGCATCTTCCCACCGCTCGGATCGTGGTGGCGTAGCCAAGGTTCTCAGCAGGGGGCGGGGGCGACGCTCCCAGCTGGAGCCTCCACCACCCCCTACGACGGCTCAGCGATGCCCGTAGGGTCTCGCAGGTTCACCTTCGAGATCGACTACCTGGACACCTCCAACGCCTCGCTCGACCTGCGCGTGAACTGGTTCAACGACCGCAAGGTCAAGCTCGATGGACCCTTCCTCATCACTACCGTCACGCTCCCGGCCGATCAGACGAAGGTGCTGGCCGACGTCGAGCTGCCGGCCAGTACGGCTCCCCGGTGGCTGCCTTCCATCGCTGTCCCGGCCGGATCGGGGGAGGCCGCGATCTCGTCCCTTAAGGTGTACGAGACTCCCGCCAAGCCCAACCCCGTTACGGTGTGGGACGGCGCCAAGGAGGTGCCGGTCGCGGTGACAGTGTGGGACGGTGCCAAAGAGGTGCCCGCAAGTATCGAGTTCCAGGCGTAAGGAGACGCATGTCGGAAGAGAAGTCGAGCCAGTGCCTGCCGTCGCAGGTGACCATCAACATCGGCACGTCGGGGGTGAAGATCAACGACGGCGGACAGCCGCCGGCACCGGCCGTGGACCTGACGAAGTACGTAACCCGCGAGGCCGCCGACTCGCTCTACGCGCCCCGCACTCAGGTGGAGGCGCTGTCGTCCGTCGCCACCGCCGCCCAGGCCGCGGCCGACGGCGCCAAGGCCTTGGCCGGCAAGGCGCTCACGAAGGAAGCCGCTGACGCCACGTACACGCCGAAGACTCAGACGGCCGCCATGGGTGACTCGATCCGGGCCGCCCGGTCCGTGGCCGACGAGGCGAAGGCCGCCGCCGGCGCCGCCCTGACGAAGGCTGCCGCAGACGAGGCATACGCCTCCAAGGGGCAGGTGTCCGCCATGGGTGACAGCATCCGGGCCACACGCTCGGCCGCTGAGCAGACGAAGGCCAACGGCGAGGCCACTAAGGCGATCGCCCAGCACGCCGAGGAGCTGACTCAGGCCCTCGCCCGGAACCTGGCCGTCTTCCCCCGCGTGCTGCGCCTCGACAAGGGTCAGGCCGTCCCGGCGGACACTCCGCTCGGCACGGTCATAGTCCGCACGGAGCGCGCCATCTCGAACGCTGACGACCTGTTCCCTCCGATTGGCGAGTGGCCGAAGATCAGCGCCGCCGAGACCGGCGACGGCGTGCGCCTCGACTTCCAGCACCCCGCCCTCGTGCCGGGTCTGGACCAGCTTAAGCCGTCGGACGGGAAGTGGCTACTGACGATGCGCTACTCCTTCCCCGGCGGTAACTTCGGCGAGGAGGAGGCTCAGGTCAACCTGTGGACGGCTCGCCGCTATCAGGAGGATGGGCACCCGGCCCAGGTCGATCAGGGCTCGAAGATCGCCGACCTGACCGTACGCAAGGGTGAGCACCTGGAGCTGTCATTGGAGATCGAGCCCCGCAAGGCGGACGAGAAGATCGGTGACGTTTGGGGCGTCTGGTTGGACGCTCCGATCCCGGTCCTGTACGTGCATGATCTGGTGATCCGCAAGATCTCCTGAGAACATGGAAAGGCCCCTACCTAGGCGGTAGGGGCCTTTCTCTTACAGGGGATCGTTGACTACTCTCCAGATTCCGAGAGCACCCTGGGACGGGACGACTCCGTTCCCGAGGAGGCGCCTCTCGGCGGACACCCTCAGCCCGTGACCGGTGACCCACCTCTCCGGGAGGAGCATCATCCTCTCCATCTCGCGAGTAGCCCTTGCGGGCTCGGGGCAGTCGAGGGCCTGGTACAGGGACTGCCCGTGCCCGTTTCCATGCTTGGCACGCTGCGCGGCTCTCCAGTCCTCCCAGGACTCGGGCGTACGCCCCCACCCCATGTCCACTACTGTCGGGGTAGGGAGCAGGCCCTCGGGGCGGCTCGGCACCGTCTCCGGCCGAGCGGCCTCGGCCAGGAGACTCTCACCGCCGCCGCGGACGGCGGTCAGGAACACCCTCGCCCTGCGGTGCCGGGCTCCGACCTCCCAGGCCTCGGCCCGGCCCCACCTGACGACGAAGCCGTAGCGGCCGAGCTCTGCATCTATAGCCTCTCGGTACCTCAGGGCCTGGGGAACGTTCTCGATGATGAGGACCTCGGCCCCGCTCAGGTGGCCGACCTCGGCGCACCGGAAGAACAGGCCGCTGCGACTTCCTCGCAGCCCAGCGCCGTGACCAGCCCTAGACAGGTCCTGGCACGGGAACCCGAACGTGACGACGTCGGCTTGAGCGAGGTCGAGCGCGGGGTCGTGGACGTCCTTGAACTGAACTGCCTCGAGCCAGTGCTGGGCCAGCACCTTCCTGGCCGGTCCGTAGTTGTCGCATACTGCTGTCAGGTCCAGATTCAGGTTGGGCAGGGTCCGGGTAAGCGCCAGTTCCAGCCCCCCCGTATCCAGAGCATAGTGACAGAACTCTCATGATTCCTCGCTGGTGGTGGTGGTGGTAGGTGTCAGGAGTAGAGCTCCCAGGACGACGCGTTCCCGTCCCGGGCCTCGAACGTGAGAATTGCGGGCCGGGTGGAGTCCCCGGACAGGTTCGTCCACCAGTCGGAGCCACGATCCGCTGACGGGCAGGAGATGATCCAGCGAGCGTCCCCGGCCTGACTCACGGCGAAGTTGTGCCAGTGCCCGTGGACTAGGATTCTCGCATCGTAGAGACCGCTACGGCGCCCGAACGCGAGGTCCCTGAACCACCCTGGCACCTTGCTCTGGGAGCCGGCCAAATGGCCGTGTGTGAAGCCGATGCGGGTGCCGTCGGCCGCGTCCACGGTGACGGCCTCCTCCCACTTCTCGGGGCGATGGAACGTCACGTGCTCGAAGCCGGGGCGGTCCTCCAGGATGTCCTCGATGTTCTTCGAGATCATGATGCCGAAGTCGTCGTCCGGCGCGTTGGCCCGGCTGTTCTTGCCGGGTCCGGTCCTAACCGCGCAGTGGTTGGAGGGGACGGCGACGTAGTACAGGGACTCGCACAGAGGGGCGAGCAGGCGGACGGCCTCAGCGTAGAGACGCTGCACGGTGCGAATCTGGTCCGTGAGGGAGAGGTCGTTGGTCTGGGCCTGGCTGGCGACGTTCCAGAACCCTTCGGTGCTGTCACCGACGTCGGCGAGGATGATGCGCTTGTACGGGGCCGGGCCTGATAGATTTGAGGCTATATCGTGAAGAGCCCGGCGCACGAGGCGCACAGTATCTCCGGTTCCTCCGCCGCTCTGAGTTTTTCCTACCTGTAGGTCGGCTAGGCAGACGACCGGAGTAGTCGTCCTGGCGTCCGCAAGGGCGCTGGGCCGGGGAAGCGTCGGTTCCTTGAAGACGGGCTCTAGGTCCTCGAAGGAGAGGCGCTTCGCCTCCTCCATCTCGATGGCGCCGGGACGGTACTCGATCTTCTCGTAGGAGCCGTCGGCTAGGCGGACCGTCTTGCCGCGCTTCGTGATGGCTCCGACGGGGAGGTCGAAGAACGCGTCGCGGTCGAGCTCGCCCTTGCTACGGCGCTTCAGGGCGCGCTTGTGTCGACGCACAGTCGCCTCGGAGGTGTTGAACTCCTCGGCCAGGTCGATATTCGTCTTGCGCTCGCGCTCGGGGAGCGCGTCATTGGCGAGAATCGCCTCATCCAGCGGGCTCACGGGTCTCCAATCTAGAGGTTGCTGGGAATGCTGAGGAGAGTCTATCCCCGTCCCCAGCCTTTTCCACACATCGGCCGCGGAATTGAGACCTAAGTGACGTCTACCACTCCCGTATCCGCAGGATCGGATTGCCCTTCCACCGGTTCCCGGTTACCTTGAAGATGTCCACCTCACTACTAAGGAGAACCCCATGACATCCCTCTCGACCAATCACCTCGCCTTCCCCGGCAACTTCAACCCCCTCACCGAGCGCCGCATTACCGCTCAGGCGTGGGCCAACGCCCTGCGCCCCTACCTGCGCTATGTGAACACTGTGACGAAGGACGGCGCCCCCGCCGTCCTGGCGGAGAACGGCAACGACCTCGTGCTGACCCTCACACCGTCGGACGAGCTACGCGGCCACTGGCCCCTGTGGACCCTGGAGGTCTACTCGCGCAAGACCCGCGTAGAGTACTCCTACAAGGTCGGCAACCTCCAGGACGTGCTAGTCTCTCTCCTGCGAGAGCTCTGACCTCATCACCACCTTTGGAGAGTCTGACGCGCAGGCAAAGACGCCACCAGAAAACCCTCGGGATGCCTACCCGAGGGTTTTCTGTTGCCTAGATCACCATCTCACAAACTGTTAGCACTTCCCCCGGCAACTCACAAAATGTAGGCTAGACCCATCACCCGGCGACGGCATCCCGCCGTCCCAGATAGGAGCAGTCATGAGCATCATGGACCTAGAGAAGGTAGTGAGCCGGGCCCGGAAGGAAGCCCAAGGCTCGCACACGCCCTGCGGCCCGATCACCTGGGTCTGGGGCAAGGAGGACCTGAAGGCCCTCGTCAAGGCGATCCACGCCTCGCAGAAGGTCGTCATGGACCTCGAGACCACCGGCCTGGACGAGTACGCGGAGGCCGGGGGCGACACCAACGGCGGCTACCCCGCTCGAATCGTCCTCGCCTCCCTCACCCTCCCGAGCGCTGAGCGCGCCGCGGCAGGCGCCTACGACTGGCGCACCTTCGACGGCGAGCAGCCGATGACCTACCTCGTGCCCCTCTCGCACCCCGCCTCTCCGCTGCTGGGCGCTTGGCGGAAGGTCATGGCGATCATCGGCCGCGAGATCAACCGCAGCGGAAAGCCCTTCGTCAACGCGAACATCAAGTTCGACGCGCGCTGGGTCTTCGCCCAGGCCGGGGTGGACCTCTCCGACCGGATCGAGTGGGACACTACCGTCTCGTCCCAGCTGGTGGACACCGAGGCCCGCACCCGCCTGAAGATTCGCGCCGCCAGGGACTTCGGGATCGAGGAGTGGGACGACTTCGACCTCGGCACACCCGGCGCCGCTGAGCGCGTGGACCTGATCCAGCTCGGCGAGTACGCGGCACGTGACACCTACTACACCTGGAAGATCGAGGAGGAGCACCGCGAGCAGATGTTCCTCACCGGCGACGAGGAACCCTTCGACTCCGACGACATCCAGATGGCCAGGCTCGGCAAGGTCGCCACCTACGTCGCCATGCCTACTGTGAAGACCCTCACAAAGGTCGAGCAGCGAGGCTTCCTGCTCGACGTGGACTGGGTCCACGCCAAGATCGCGGAGATGGACGCGCTACGCCTCAAGGCCTGCGAGGACATCCTCGGCCTGTACGGCACCGCCCCCGCCCCAGCGCCGGCGAAGGACGGCGTGACCACCGCCGCGACGTCGAAGTGGTTCCAAGGCTTCGTGGCCCAGGCCATCGAGGCCGGCGACCTGCGCGTGACGGCCCGCACGGACTCCGGCAACGCTCAGTGGAACAAGGCGGTCCTCATCGCCCAGCAGCGGCAGGGCAGCCCCGCCGCCGACGCGCTGCTGCGCCATCGGGACGCAACGAAGACGCTGGAGTTCCTGCGCTCGTGGCTGGAGCTGCGTGACCCTAACAACGTGATCCACGCCACCTACAACGTCGGCTTCGTGAAGACGGGACGCCTGTCGAGCTGCGTATCCCCGGACACACTCATCGACATGCCTCGCGACATGGTGAGGTACCCCGACGGCGTTCCCATGCGGGAGGTCAAGGCTGGGGACTGGGTGTACGCCTATGACCACCACTGCCGACTGACCCTCCGGCAGGTCGAGTGGGTTGGGCCGACCAAGGTGGCCGACACGGTCATCGTGACCTTCGAGAACTCTCAGGGTGATCGCCGCACCCTCCAGTGCACCCCGGACCATCTCGTCCGCCTGCACAACGGGCACTACTGCCCTGCCGAGTACTTAATGAAGGGTCCGCGAGGCGCGGCGTCCCCTCGCGTCCTCGGAATGGTCCGCCGCCAGTGGACGGCATCGAAGTCCTCCAAGGACCGCTACCTGTCCTTCTTCCCGAACTCAAACAGTCGAAAGACTCCTCCGAGCGTCGCTCCGGGAGTCCGGTACGGATCGACCGCAGGAGGTAAGTCCAAGGAGCACCGCTGGGTGATGCAGCGCGTGCTTGGGAAGAAGCTCTCCACTAAGTGGGACGTCCATCACGTGGACAGCGTCAAGGTGAACAACTCCCCGGAGAACCTGGAGTACATGAGTCACTCCGATCACATGCGACTCTCGATGCTGGATCGGCGAGCGAACGGCTCCACAGAGCAGCCCTACCCGGACGTATTCACCGGGAAGACTGACTGGCGCCCGGTATCTATCGAGCCCGGTCCGAAAATTGAGGTGTGGGACATGACGGTGCCGGAGGACCACTGCTTCATCGCCAACGGAATCACCGTCCACAACAGTAATCCTAACGTTCAGCAGATTTCCGCCAGGCTGAAGCCGGCGTTCATCCCCCGCCCCGGCCACGTCCTGCTCGACCTCGACTACAGCCAGGTCGAGCTGCGCGTGGCGGCGTTCATCTCACGCTCTCAGCCGATGATCGAGGCGTTCCAGCGCGGTGACGATCTTCACAGACTCCTCGCCGCGAAGATCGCCGGCAAGGCGCCGGAGGACGTAACGTCCCTGGAGCGCAAGCGGGCGAAGGCCGGCAACTTCGGACTCCTCTACGGCATGAGCCCGGGCGGCTTCCAGTCCTACGCGGCCACGGCCTATGACGTTTCTCTCACTTTGGCCGAGGCCCAGGCCGTCCACAGCGCGTTCTTCGAGATGTGGGACGGCATGCTCCAGTGGCACGAGCGCTCCAAGCGTCGGGCCTACGAGCGTGGCTACGTGACCTCCCCCATCGGGCGCACTCAGTGGCTCTCGGACCTGTACTCGAAGAGCTCGTTCAAGGCCTCCCACGCCGAGCGGAACGCTCTGAACAGTCCAGTGCAGGGCTTCGGCTCGGACCTCATGCAGATGGCCGCGGCGTCGATCATGGGCACGCTGCCGGGCTACCCGCTCCCCCGCGTCGAAGGAGCCCACGTCGTTGCCACCGTCCACGACGAGATCTGCATCGAGGTTCCCGAGGACCGCTGGCAGGAGATTCTCATCGAGTGCAAGCGCCGGATGGAGGACGTGAACACCTTCCTGCGCCCGCTCGACTGTCAGATGGACGTCCCGATCGTGGCCGGCCCGTCTGCCGGCACTCGCTGGGGCGTGCACGACCTGCACGACGAGGACGATCCGCTCCCAGCCGTCTGACTGAGACATACGTCTCAAAACCTCCAACCTGGGAATACGTTGGAAACACTGAGCAAAACCCTATTCCCGCATCCTCAGAGACCTGCATCACACTACAACACCTCCTAGGAGACACCATGCGCAACGCACTTCGCGTCTACCCCGCCCGTCCCGCCACCTTCCAAGGCCGGCCCGCCGTCCAGATTCGCGACAGCAAGAACGAGATCGAGTACTTCGTCGAGATCACCGAGGAACCGGACTCCTCGGGCCGCTACCACGTCGTGAACCTCCTGTGCCGCCCTGACGAGGGCGTCCGCTTCCCCGACAGTGTTCCCCACCGGACCCTCTGCGAGATCGCCGCAAACGTGCTCGAGAGGCGCGAGAAGCCTGCCCGAGGGGGCAACCAGTACCACGGGCTGCCTATCGAGACTCTGCGAGGGCTGATCGAGTCCGGCAAGACTCGAACCGACATCGCCAAGGACCTGGGCCGAAGCATCTACACCGTGGACTCCTGGCTGCGCCGGGCCCGCAAGCTCGACCCGACCTTCCCCGGCACGATGACGAAGACCGGCAAGCGCCGCCCGGCCCACAACGCGCCCCGCCGGAGGGCTGCGGGGCCTGCCGACGACCCGGAGCTGACGAACATCTGAGCCCCATTCACGAGGGCCCCTCCCGATGCGGGAGGGGCCCTTTTGCGTGCCATGAATCACACACACACGCCTGTGACACATGCTGAGATAGTTGTCCGCATAGTGAGAAAGTAAGGGTGGTCACGGCGTTTTAAGCTCGGTCGGAAGGGTAACTAATACTTATGTCAAAGTGTATGACAAGTTACACGGTCATCCTTGACTCGGGCGTGTCGCAACCGCAACTTCCGCGTGTCGGGCCCCATTGCTGGGATTAATCAGTATGCCAGCATACTATTCCCAGATACGGGTGTGAGGAATGTCTAACTTTAAAACCCCTATTCCGTGAACAACCTCACCGTTTTGCTATTGCATCTGGCCCCCGGATTTGATATCCCGCGCGCCCGCGCGCGCCCACACACACTCGCGTCCTTCCCCCGGACGTAGTCCGGGGGAAGGACGCTCGTGTTGTGTGGGTAGTGGAATATATGTATATATGTGACCGGGGCCACTCAGATGCCGATTCCGTTTCCGCACCCGTTGCCGGTTCCGACCAGACCCCTCGCTCCGCTGCGCTCCGCTTCGGGGTCGGGTCTTCGAACCCCGGTTCGAACCGAGCCCGTCGCAAGCGCCGGGGAGCCTTCGCCCCCGCGGTGTCCGCGTGTAGGGCGCTGCGGCGCTGGGGCGCCGGTCGCCCACGCGTCCTCGCAGGTTCTTGGCTCCAGGCGGAGAGGCTTTCCTCGGGTCGCCGTGTTGAGGCTCGCTCCGCTGCGCTGCGCTCGGTCAACACGCCCGCCCCTCGGGCCTCTCTGCGACCCGAGTCTCCGCCGGCGATCCGCCTCGCACGACCTGAACGCGCACCTTCGTGCCGAAGACAGGCCCTCACATGCCGCTCAGATGCCGTGTAAGCGATTCTGAGGGACTTTTACCCCGCTCCCGCACTCCCGGAAGTGTCCGGCCCTGAAAGGCGCTCAGAACGGCTTAGAACGCTTCTGAGGAATTCCGCACGGCGCCGAGCACCTTCGTTCCGGGGAGGGCCACGCCGCCCCGCCCGCAAATGTGATGACGTTCACGCCAGAAATGCCCGAGTCGATTTGCACCAGGCCCTCGGAAGGTGTTCAATAGACCCATCACCGCCGAGGGAGCGAAACTCCCCGGACCGGCCGCCGCAAGCCAGCGGCGGGCATCCGGCCCGACCTGAGGAACTAACCCGAGGCGTTGAGATACCCAGTCAGCTGGGAGGCTTTGCGAGTACGCGATGGCCTGGGCGGACGGGGCTCGCGTTGGGAACTACGCCCAGCGGCCTCAAGACAAGCCGACCACCGCTACGGGGCTCGTACGGCCTGGATAGCTGGATACCGCCAATCATCACCACCGGCATCGGGAAAGGCCTTGCGTGTTCCCCGTATCCCTGGCTCGTAGTCGGGGAGGGCCGCCAAACGAGTCTCCGTAGTCGGTGAGGGTGTAGGGCCGTGAGTTGAAGGCCCCGAGGTTCGTCGGAAAGCACGCACAGGACAGTGCGAGGGGGACGAGGGCCGGAGGTCACCGGAATCGCGCCCGCGACGTCATCGACAGGTCCCGGAACGTGGGGAGAAGCGGCTCCGTAAGGAGTGCCCCGCTGAAACGCTTCCTCGGGAAAGCCCGATCCACCGACACCTTCGAGAAAGCCCTCACCACAGGCTTCCTCGGGAGGCCGAGGCAGGGGAGGATGGACCCGTGCGACGGGAACCGCCCCTTCGGGACCGGTTCGGGCTGTGGTGGCCCGGCCGGCGACGTACGCGGGAAACTGAGACATTCGATCCGCCTGGACGTCTCGTCAACGTCTCATGAGCCTTCGTCGTAAGGACTTACCCGCCGCGGGACGCGGCAACGCCGGCCTAAGTCAGGGCCCTCGAACGTTTGAAGTTCCGACTCCCTTCGGGTAGTGTATGCGGGGCATACACCCGACCAAGGAGATAGACATGCCCCGCCCCAGCAAGGACAAGCTCGTTCCCTACGTGGACGACCGCCCAGACCTCGACCATCGGTTCGCACCGTTGGATGCCCCCACATCTATCGACTTCGGCAGGAAGCCGGGAGACCCTTCCAGCCCTCGTAAGGAAGTCAGGTTCACGATGAGGGGGGCTACCTGGGCCCGAGTCGTCCGCAGGGCAGAGCGCCAGGGCCTCCAGCCCAGGATCGTCCTAGCGCGCCTCATGGAGGCGTACGGGAATCGCGAGCTCGATCTCGCCCCACATCCTTCGGGAATCAAGGTGACGCCGCATCGGACCACCTTCACCAATCCAGACAATCCCTCGAACCGGTGACCGGCTGACTACCGGTCGCCGGCTTTCGAGTACCTGAATCCCTACCCACCTACCCACCTACCCAGGAACCATGAGCACCACTGAGAAGCACAACGAGGCCGTCGTCGAGGCGGCCCTCGACGCCTACCGCAGAGGTCTGACGCCACTACCCATCCCCCGTCACTCCAAGGGGCCGACTATGGCCGGCTGGAACAAGCTCCGCTGGCCGGACCCTACGACAGACACCGGAGAGGGCGAGGAAGTCGTTCGCGCCGCCTTCGAGGAGTACACATCCGGAGGATCGACCAACCTCGGAGTCCTCCTCGGAGAGGCGTCGGGAGACCTGATCGACGTAGACCTAGATCACCCCGCAGCCATGCGGCTGAAGTCGTACCTGTTGCCCTACACGGCGGCGATCCACGGCCGCGAGACGTCGCGCAAGTCGCACTACTGGTACCGCGCCAAGCCAGGCACCCTGCCGGCGACGCGGCGCCTGCGCATCCCTGACGCCTCGGGCCGCGGCTCGGGAGTGTCGGTCGAGATTCGCGGTAACGGCGCCCAGACTCTCGTGCCGCCCTCGATCCACCCCGCCACGGCCGAGACCTACGAGTGGGAGGGGGAGCCGTGGGGAGGCGACGAGGGCCCGGCCCTCGTGGACGGCACCGAGCTGCTGGCTCAGGTCATCCTCCTCGGGCTGTGCGCCGTCCTGCTGGACGCCTGGCCGGGCCCCGGCCAGCGCCACGACGCCTACGTGGCCCTCGCGGGCGGCCTCCTCCGCTACGGGGACTCACAGACCGTGCACCCGTTCTGGGAGCGGAACGCCGGCCTCGTCATCCGTACCCTGGCGCTGGCCACCCACGACGAGGACGGCGCCGAGCAGCGCGAGCGCGAGGCGATCTACACCACCAAGCGCCGCCTCCGGGAGGGCGGGGAGGCCACTGGCTTCACCCGCCTGGCCGAGTACATAGGGGAGGAGAGCGTGCAGATCGTCGAGCGCCTCGTGCGCGACGCCGAATCCGTGGCCGGCTTCGTGCCGGACGTGGCTGGTGACGTGCCCGGCTGGCAGCCGCCGTGGGCTCGTCAGTGGGAGGGCCTGTCGATCGAGCTCGATGAGAAGGCCCCGGCTCCGGAGTTCGTCGAGGCCGGGGATGCCCGGGGGCCCCGCTCGCTCGGAGCCCTCCTCCCTGAGCACGGTGCCGAGGAGGCGGGTGCGGGCCCGTCCGACGCCGCCGCCGCCATTGCCGAGGAAGCCCTCGACGAGGACGCCCGCGAGGACCTGGACCCGCTGGACGCACGCCCCTCGTCCTGGAGCCCGGTGGACCTGGAGCCATACCTCACGGGGAAGCTCACCGTCCCGGACCCGGAGGTCTGCCGCCGCAACGACGGCGCCTGCCTCATGTACCGGGGCCGCGTGAACATGCTGTTCGGTTCGTCGGAGTCGGCGAAGTCCTGGATCGCCATGGCGATCTGCCTGCAAGAGATCGAGGCCGGCGGCCGAGCTCTCTACCTCGACTTCGAGGACGAGCCGGTCCAGACGCTCAACCGCCTACGCCTGCTCGGAGCCGTGGACGATGACCTTCGGGCTCAGTTCTCCTACATCCGCCCCGAGGGGCCGCTGGCTGACATGCAGCGCAACAAATGGGGCAAGGACCAGCCGACCAAGTCCGGCGAGTTCGCCCAGGATCAGTTCGACATGGCGCTCCAGTCCCTCGACCCGGACGTCATCGTGGCCGACGGTATGACCGCGCTCTACGGCCTGCACGGCCTGGACGCGAACGACGCCGTCTCCACGGACGTCATCACGTCGTGGCTGAAGCGCCTAACGCGAAACGGGCGCTCGACCGTCGTCATCATCGACCACCAGGCCAAGAGCGCCGAGAAGGGCTCCATGCCGATCGGCTCGCAGCACAAGGTCGCCATGGTGCAGGGCACTCTGCTCCAGGTGTGGCCGATCAAGCAACCCATGCCCGGCGACGTCGGAGAGATGGAATTGGTCGTGCTGAAGGACCGCCCCGGCCAGGTACGCGCTCACTCCCAGAAGACCGGAGGACGCGGCAAGGCTCAGGTGGCCGGCGTAGTCACTCTCGACAGCCGCACTGAGGGCCGCTCGTCCCTCGTCATCACGCCCCCGCGCCGCACGCCCGCGGGAGGGGGCGGCACCCTGAACGCCGACGGCGAGGACGTGAACGACGCCGAGCGTCGGGTAGAGCTCGACTTCACGGACATGTCCAAGATGATGGAGAAGATCGCCCAGCGTCAGGACGATGAGGATACGATCATTGGGGCGTTCCGCGGAGAGGTAGGCATCCGACTGAACTCACGGGACCTGTTCGCCATCGTGGATGGTGACCTCTCCCGAGACCGGACCAAGTCCGCCCTGGATCGGCTGATCTCCCGCGGATGGATCATGGCTGAGGGCGGACGCGGAGGCCGGCAGTACACCTTGATCGCGGTCGGTGAGGATGGTCCTGAGGAGAGAGACCTGGACGACAAGGAGAGTGAGGACGACGATGCGTGACTTCGACAAGCTGCCACTACTGACTCCCGAGGAGGCGTTCGAGAGGGCCTGGGAGGGGGGCGGCTCGGCTCATCCGGTGTTCGACCGGGGGTACCGGGTTCGAAATCTGAATGACTGGAAGGCCATTGAGACCCTGCTGCGTCAGAACGACGTCCCCGACATCACCGTCGCGTCCTTCGGCCTGAAGCGCTTCGAGGAGATTTTCGACGCGTTCGCCATGCTTCATGAGCGCGGCTGGCACCTTTGGCAGACGTCCGCAAATGTTTACGTGGACGGGGAGAAGCGGCCCGTGCTGGCGATCCGAGCCCACTACCGCGGTGACTAAGCCGAGAATCTGCCCAATCTCAACGGAAACTACCCCAGTGACTCAAGTCACTGGGGTAGACCTTTACCGGGCTTGCATCGAGGCATACACGCTGCGTAGTCTTGAGCCATCAAAGGAACGACCGCTACGGCGGAAAGGAGAACTGAAATGGCACGCAAAGGCTCCATGCGAGCACAGCGAAAGCGCTGGGCCCAGTGGGAGGCGTACCGCAACGAGATGTACGTGACCGACGAGAAGGCCCTCGCCCGCGCCTACCGCGAGTACAGCCTGACCGGCGTCCTGGAGGACCCCTGGACCGGGGACCGGTACTGCCCCTCCTGCGAGAAGCCCGAGCAGTACTGCGACTGCAGCTCCGCCGCCTGAGACCGATACCTGCCCATCACTGACACCTATCAATCAGCTCCACCCATAAGGAAGAATCATGAGCCCCAAGCCTGGAACCTACTCCCTGACCTCCCCCAACGCCGTCTACGCCAACCGAGCCCTGAACCACGCCTACTGGGCGCTCGGCGCCACGATCTTCGTCATGGTCCTGCACACCATGACCTCGGCCGACGGCCTGCTCGACATCGTGTGGGGCGTCTGGATGATCTTCGAGTTCTCCCAGATCATCCGCTACGGCGTCAAGTCGATCAAGGCCGGCATCCGCGACGGGCGGGTCCTCGCCATATCCATCCGCGAGGGCGCCCTTGTCTCGATCCCGGAGGACGCTGCCCTGTGACCGTGATCCTGAGCGCTATCGCATCCATCATCAAGACCTATAGGAAGAGGGCGAAGTGACCCGAAACGGAATCGTAAGTGCTGAGGAGATCATGCGCCGCGTCAAGGAGTCCCCGACCGGGGACGTCAAGGACGGCGACATCCTGGCCGTCAAGGGCAAGAAGCCTATCTCGTACGTACCTACCCGCCGCGTCGGACGCGAGAGGACCAAAGCCGAGTTAGTCGGCGAGTACCTCCGCTACCTGACCGACATTCACGACCGGCGTAAGGACCTGTTGCGCATCCCCGAGGAGCAGCGGCAGGCACACATCCTCGCCGAGGCCGAGAAGGCCGCGGCCATGTACCTGGGAGAGACCCGATGAGCACCTGCCACGACTACGAGAGCGACTATGAGCTGGTCGAGGACCTCGGCAAGAGGATCGGCCTGAAGCGCATGGAGGACGTCATTCCCGACGAGGACTACGTCCTGCACGCCTCCTACTGGTGGAGGGTGACCGGAGAGGTCGGGGGGACCGGGGCCTTGGAGCTGGAGATCGCCGGCCCGTCTGCCCCCTTGAACCCTGAGACAGGCGTCAAGGTAGGCGACGACGGCAGCCTCGTGGTCACGGCCTCCACTGCCTCCGGCCTCCAGTTCAAGGACGGCGTCCTGCTGGACGTCCCGTGGCCGTGCTGCGGTCTCATCTACGTCAAGCGGGCCAGTCGGCGCGGGGTGGGGAACGATCCTGACGAGAAGGTCTTTGGCATCTTCTCCCTCAGGTACGGCTCAAACGGAGAGCTCTACTACGCCCCCGCCGATCCAGAGATGCAGCCCAGGGTCTCCTCCAACTGGCGCCTCTACCCAGAGCGAGACCTGATCCTCTCCTGGGAGCCCGTGGACGTGGCCGATCTGCTGCGCGAGTACGCGGGGGAGAGCCGTGGCTAAGTTCGAGTTCGGCGGCCCGCCCCGCTTCGCCCACCAGAAGCGCGGTCTGGCCAAGCTCATCGCCTGCAACGGCGTCGGCGCCCTCCTTATGGAGCCCGGCACCGGTAAGACCGCGGTCACGCTGGACTACTGCTCTCTGCTCGCGCTGGCCTCACCGCGCCGGGAGGCCCGCGTCCTCGTGATCGGCCCCCTCGCCGCCGTTGACCAGTGGGCTCTCCAAGCCCCGAAATGGGTCAGCCCGCAGGTTAATGTGTGGGCCGAGGCCCTCGGCGGCTCGGTCATGCAGCGCGTCGAGGCCCTACGTTCCCGCGGCGGTAAGGAGATCGCCAAACCGACTGGCGGTCGAGGGCGCGGCGCCGGGGACACCGTCCGGGCGCTCCACGCTACGCGGGCCTGGGCGCTGGCCGCCCGGCGAGATGGCGTCGATCTAAACCGGAAGATGGCGGCCAAGGCTGGCCCGGACGTCCTCGGGGACTCCAAGCCGCGCCTCGTGATCGAGGCGATCAACCTGGACACGCTGTCTCAGCGCCGGCAGGTCGGGTCCAAGACGATGGCTGACGTCGTCCTCAGCGCCGTCACCGACTTCGACCCCGACCTCGTCGTGATCGATGAGATGCACAAGATCAAGTCGGTCTCCTCCAACGCGTCTCGCCTGGCGGGACGGATCGGCTCACGGGTCGAGCGCCGTATCGGCCTGACCGGGACCGTCATCCCCCACAGCCCCCTCGATGTCTACGGCCAGTGGAGGTTCCTCGACCCCAAGGCCTTCGGGCGGGTCCAGCCCAACGGCGAGTGCCGCGTGGCGACGTTCAAGCACTTCAAGGAGGACTACGCCGAGATGGGCGGGTACATGGGACACGAGGTCGTCGGCTTCAAGAACCTGGATCGCCTGGAGGAGATCATGGGCGAGCGCAGCTCGGTCGCCATCAAGGAGGAGTGCCTGGACCTGCCCGACGCCGTCGATACGGTTCTCCCCGTCGCGCTGAGCCCGAAGGAGCTCAAGGCCTACGAGGACATGCGCACGAAGCTCCAGGTCGAGTTCCGAGAGGAGGACGACATGCGCGAGGCCTCCCCCGGCGGGGACGCGGCCACCGCGGCCAGCCGCCTGGTCCGCATGACCCGCCTTCGCCAGATCACGGCTGGCCACCTGCCGGACGACGAGGGTCAGGTGCGTGAGATCGGACGGTCCAAGGCGAAGACCATCGCCTCACTCATCCACGACACGCTGGAGGACGAGAAGCGCATCGTCGTCTTCGGGACCTTCACCCGCGAGCTCGCGGCGCTGGAGGAGGAGATCGCCGACAAGCGGACCAAGGTCCTGAGGATCGACGGCTCCACCAAGCCGGAGGACCGGCTGGCCATGCGACAGCGCTTCGGGTCTGATGATCCGGCCCGGCTCGTCATCGTCGCCCAGATCAAGACGCTGTCAGTCGCAGTGAACGAGCTCGTGACGGCCCGCAACGCGATCTTCGCCTCCCTGCCGTGGCAGCGCGACGACATCGTTCAGGCCCGCGACCGTCTCAACCGGCTCGGCCAGAAGAGCGCGACCACGTTCTGGTACGCGCTTGCACCGAACACTGTGGACGACTTAGTGTTCCAGGCCTACCAAGACCGCACGGACCTAGAGAAGACCCTTATGAATCACATCTACGCCGATAGGAAGTAGCAGTCACCATGAGCCCCTCCCAGCGTCCTGATGAGGACGTCATCACGGCCGAGAAGGCCACCTACTCCTCGCTTACCCTCCACCGCCGCTGCCCTCAGGCGTGGAAGTACCGATACATCGACGGGCTGCGTCGCTCTCGGTCGGAGGTCACCCCGGCTCTCGACTTCGGATCCTGGTTCCACGCCGTGCGAGCCCTGGATCGGATCACGAAGGGGGTCGCAGAGGGGACCCTCAAAGAACACCCCGAGGAGATTCAGACCACGGACACCGGTCCGACCTTCCCGTGGGACGCCTCCCCGTCGGACGTCATGGCCGCCGCCGTGGACTACTGGGACCGGCTTGGTGAGGACGCTCGCGAGGTCTGGATCGACTGGCTCGGGCAGCCTCTCCCGCAGCGCCTCTCCCACGTCTACGCCGAGTGGCGTGAGCGCTGGGCTGAGGAGTCGGAGAACGAGTCCGTCCTCGCCGTCGAGCAGCGCTGGGAGCGCGAGATTCCTGGCACCGGGGTCACCCTGTGGGGCTACGCCGACGAGGTCTACCAGGACCGAAAGCGCGGCATCGTCGTGGTCCGCGACTGCAAGACGTCCGGCACCCTCGGGCAGGTGACGAGCCTGGACGAGATGATGGACAGCCAGGTCCAGCTCTATGCATGGGGACTGGCCCCCGACTGCGCTGAGTGGGGCCTCCCGGCTCCACGGGCCGTGGCCTTCGACCGCGTCCGCACCAAGGCGCCCAAGACACCCAAGATCACGAAGGCCGGCAAGCTCTCCGCCTCGGTCAAGGACTACGACCTGAGGACCTACCTCGAGTGGTGCGCCGATGGCGTCCCCTTCGAGGGGATGAAGAAAGACGGCAGCGCCGCCGGCACCTACACGGCCGAGGAGGCCGAGATCGAGCGCCTGACCTCGCCGCAAATCGTCTCTCAGTGGTTCTCCCGCCATCTGACCCCGGTCAGCCCGTACCTGGTCCGCTCCCACCTTCAGGCCGCGGCCGACACCTGCTCGGACATCTCCCGGACGCGGGTGCGCGCCGATCGGCGTGGCGAGGCCTCGCGCAACTTCGGGAAGGCAGCCTGCCAGTTCTGCGAGTTCGCCGATCTCTGCCGCGCGCAGATGGTTGGCGGGCCTGGCGGAGAGTACGCGCCGGAGGAGTACGGCCTCCGCTACCGTGACCCGTCTCACAGCGGCAGGTAGCCCTCCGGGCTTGCAATGCCCGCCGTCATACACCTACAGTTAAGTCACCACCCAAACAGCGGAAGGAAATTCAATGGCCAGTTTCGCCGGCGTCAACATCGTTGACGTGAACGAGGAGGCAGCCGACTACGGTCGGTGGCTGATCCTCGGGGCGCAGGGTTCCGGCAAGAGCTCGCTCGCCTCCACGGTCGCCACGATGGGCAAGACGCTGTTCATCGACCTGCCGGGCGAGAAGGGCACGCAGTCCTTCAAGAACGCCCCATACGCGGGGAACATCGACGTCGTCCGACCCGAGAGCGTCACCGCTCTCGACGACATCTTCTGGAGCCTGGACAAGGGCGGCCACGGATACAAGGCCGTCATCCTCGACAGCCTCACAGCCCTTCAGAAAATGACGATGCGCTACCTCACCGGGTTCTCTGAGACCGCGGTGCGCGAGATCAAACAGGGCACTGCCCCTGCCGATCAGCGCACGTGGGGCCAGGCGCTCGACATCATGACCGACACAGCCGTGTTCTGGTACGGCTTGGCCGACGGCAACCGCAAGGAGCCGATGCACGTCGTCATGACGGCCCAGGTCAAGATGGTCGAGGACGAGATCAACGGCGGCGTTCGCCGCTCCCCGGACGTCCAGCGCGGCGCCCAGTCGATCATCCGCGCCACCCCGAACTACATCGTCTACGCCGACGTCGAGGAGGACCTCGACAACACCGGTCGAGACGACGGCCCCTCGCTGAAGCACATCGTCCGCTTCGGCACTGACCCGGAGTACGGGACCAAGGCCCGTATCCCCTACAACCTTCGCGGGAAGGTCCCGTCCGTCCTGGGACGCGACCACCCCGTGACTCTGGAGAAGCTCTCGCGCTTCCTCGGAGTTGGCGGAGTCCCGGAGCGTAAGCCCGCCGCCAAGTCGGCTAAGGCCGACAACTGAACACCCAGTAACCCAACCACGCAGGAGAAAATCTCATGGCCCTGACCTTCGACTTCACCAACTACAAGGACACTTCCACCGCCCACGTCGCGCCCGGCACCTACCACGCCGAGGTCTCCGACTTTGAGGAGGCGACCTCCAAGGCCGGCAACGCGATGTTCGTCGTCTACCTGGAGATCACCTCGGGCCCTCACGCCGGCCATCAGATCATTGACCGCCTTCCTCAGACGGAGAAGGCGATGTTCCGATCCGCCGCCTTCCTTCAGGCCCTCGGGGTCAGGATCGCCAAGAAGCGCATCTCCCTGAACCCGAAGAGCCTGATCGGCCGCCCCGTGGACATCCTCGTGGAGGACGGCGAGCCGTACAACGGTCGCGTCAAGTCCGAGGTACGCGAGTACCTCCGAGCCACGAAGCCCGCTGAGTCCAAGCCCGCTGCAGCCGACCCGATGGCGGACGACGCCGAGAACGAGATCGCCGAGCCCGCCACCGCCGCCGCCGCTGAGTCGGCCAGGCCGGAGCTCGACGCCACGGCGGAGGACGCCGTCGAGCTCGACGTGGATGCCCTGGACATCGACGACCTGGACCTCTGAGGTCCGAATCGTGAGACGGCCCCGCCGTAGCGGGGCCGTCCCCTTAGACAGAGAGGAGTGACATGGCTCGCAAGGAGAGCGGCGTCGTGGACGCCATCCGGCGCCGCATCGGGCAGGTCTGGCCGGAGTCGGTCACCTGGAAGATGCACGGCTCGGTCTACATGGAGGCCGGCATCCCAGACGTGCTGTGCTGCGTCGAGGGGCGCCTGATCTTCCTCGAGGTCAAGCACCAGAAGCCAGGCGAGTCTCGAGGCCACGCCCTGGCACGGACCTCGGTCGAGCAGGTCCGCCAGATTCGCCGCATCCGCGCTGCAGGTGGAGCGGCCTGCACGGTCCTGGACGCTGACGAGGCGGAGTGGGCGGTGCGCGAGGCGCTGACCGGCTCGACGCTGGCAAGCATGTACCCCGTCGTCGGGGCAGGAGGTGATCTCAGTGGCGAAGGCTAGGCTGACGGCGACCGAGTTCGACTTCGTGCGCCAGCTGGAGTGGGAGGAGATGTCCCCAGCCCAGCTAAAGGCGGCCCGGGAGACGTGGCGAACCGGCTCGGTCTACCAGGACGAGGTGAATCCTCGGGTCTGGTGGGTCCGGTCCTACTCGGCCCGGAACACCGGAGAGACGGAGCGCGCCGACGGGAAGCGATTCCACCACGTGGCGCTGAAGTCAGACCACGGCTACCCGCGGTTCACGTGCACCTGCAAGCACGGACAGAACTCCCGCTGGGCGTCGTGCTGGCACGCGAAGACCGTGGCCCGCATCTACCGGATCATGATCGATCAGATGAAGCGCCAGGAAATGGAGGACCTTGCCCATGAGTAACGCCGCACGCGCAGTGATAGACGACATCCCGGAGCAGCCTGAGAGCGGCGTGGCAGATGCCGGAGACGCCCTTATGGTCGCTGGAGACACCATCCTATCGATCACGGCCGCCTGTGCAGGAATCCGATCCCGAATGGTCCGTGAGCAGGACTGGAGCCCGGAGTTCGCTGAGAAGTTCGCCCAGGACCTGGCCCGGGCCCTCGTGAACCAGTCCCTGGACCCGAACCAGGACTGGCGTTCCGCTCTGGAGGGGCTGTGACTACCGCGAAGCCGCCGGCGCCGCGCAAGCCCGCGCCGCTGGACTACACCCGCCCGATCTGGAAGAGGCAGGACGGCGAGACCGAGGCCGCCTACGCGTCGTTCAAGACGTATCGGGACATGGAGCGCCGGCGGGTGCGGGACGCCCCCAACGGGAACCACTACTCGGCCCGCTGGTCGTGGCGGGAGCGTGTTGAGGCGTGGGACAAGCACATGGCCGAGAACGAGGCGAACGAGCTCGTCCGCTACCGGATCGCCATGGGCGACCGCCACCGGGCCCTCGGGCGCAAGGCCCTGGAGAAGGCCGAGATGTGGCTCGACAGACTCACCGAGGATCGGATCGCTCGGATGAGCGCGAACGGGATCGTCCAGATGATGGACGTCGCGGCGCGAATCGAACGGGAGGCGGCCGGCGCCGGGGCCGACTCGGCCAAGGTGCAGATTGAGGTCTCCTCCAACCTGGCCGAGATGACGGCGTCGGCCACGACGTCGCGCATCGAGCAGCTGGTAGCGGAGGTCGAGCGCCGCAAGCGTGAGCATGGCCTCATCGATGTAGGCCCGGCTGAAGTTGAGGTGATCGACGCCGAGCAGTAGAGTTGACCCGGGACACTGGGGCAGAGATACCGCCACCCTTTGGGATGAGGGGTGGCGGTATTCTGTACCCATATGAGATTCCACCTCAGCGATAGGAGTTGCTTATGCCTAAGGTGAAGAAGACGCTGGAACCGTGGGAGATGACGCCGGCCCAGCTGGAGGAGGAGCTGGAGGCCCTCATCAAGCGCCAGGCGTGGCTGGAGAACCAGCCGAAGTGTGATCGGCCCTCGTGCGACGGGCGGCCCCACGCCGGAGCGCCCTACCCGCACGACCCGACCTACAGGCAGGCGGCCTACCCGCTGGAGAGCGCGCAGCAGCTCGACGAGGCATACGCCGGCCGCCCCCACATTCAGTACCTCTCCGACCGCCTGGCCGAGGCTGTGCGCGCCGTCGAGAACGGCGAGAACCGATACATGACGATCTCGATGCCTCCGCGCATGGGTAAGAGCACCCTGACCTCGATCAACCTGCCGATCTGGCTACTGCGCCAGCACCCGGACTGGAAGATCGGCCTCATCTCCCACTCGCCCCAGCTCGCCACAGCCTGGGGCCGCCAGGTCCGGAGATTCGTCGAGGAGGACGGGGAGAAGTGGGGCATCAAGATCGCGTCAGACGCCGGCGCCGTGAGCGAGTGGCAGACGACGCGCGGAGGCGGCATCGTCTCCCGATCGGCCCCCGGCCAGTCGATCACCGGTCTGGGCTTCAAGGTCATGCTCATGGACGACGTCGTGAAGGACTTCGCCGACGCGCACAGCGAGTCGAAGCGCGAAGCCATCTGGGACTGGTGGCAGGCCAACGCCGTCACCCGTCTGGAGCCGCCGTTCCTCTGCATCGCCATCGCCACCCGCTGGCACGAGGACGACTTCATCGGCCGCCTCCTGAATCCGGCCAAGAACCCCGATGCCGCCAAGTGGGAGAACGTGATCTTCCCGGCCATCGCCGAGGAGGACGACCCCCTCGGCCGCGAGCCCGGTGATCCGCTCTACAGCCCGCTGGTGGAGGAGACCCGTGAGGAGGCGCTGGAGCGCTGGGACTCTCTGAAGCGCTCTGTCGGCTCGTACATGTGGGAGGCGCTCTACCAGCAGCACCCGACACCGGCCGACGGGAGCATCTTCAACCTCGGCTGGCTGCGGTTCTGGACGACCGACCCCTCCAAGGTCAAGGACGGCGACGACTCCGTGATCCTCCTGCCCCGCGAGCGTCTGGAGCGCGGGCAGTGGCTCGACTCGTGGGACCTCACCTTCAAGGGCAGCTCGACGTCGGACTACGCCGTCGGCCAGCGCTGGTGCCGGCAGGGTCCTGACCGGTTCTTGATCGCCCAGCAGCGCGGCCAGTGGTCCTTCACTCAGACCTTGGAGAAGATGCTGCGCTGGTGCAACGCCGGCGACCTGGACGACAAGGCGTCTCCGGGGGGCTCGTTCGTTCACCAGCGCCTCGTCGAGGACGCGGCCAACGGTACAGCTGCTATCGACGTCCTCCGCAAGAAGGTTTCCGGCATCAAGCCGATCAAGCCCCGCTCGTCCAAGGAGGTGCGCGCCCGCGCAGTGACGCCGGAGATCGAGTCCGGGAACGTCTACCTCCCGCACCCGTCGGACCCCGGCAACGGGTGGGTGAACGAGCTCATCTCCGAGATGCGTGCGTTCCCCTCGGGACGGCACGACGACCAGGTGGACGCGCTGAGCATGGGCCTTCTCGGGCTGCGGGACGCCGGTCAGGCGTCGCTGTTCGTCCCGAGGGGTACGATCAGGCGCGCTGTGAGCGGACTCTCACTGGTCGGAGCGATTCCGAGATTCTGACGGCTTGCATCTCCTGAGGGGTGGACGTATGATTTCATACGTCCACCCCAACTACGTTAGGAGACGCGGTGAAGTCACCGAATAACAACTGCCCGGACGCCCCGTACCCGGCATCGCAGCGGCGCGTCGAGGAACTGGAGAGCGCACTCCAGAACGCCTACCTCTGGGCGTACACCTCCGGCAAGCTGTCCGAGATTGACTCCCTGCTGGAGAAGGCTGCCGTCCCGATCCCGGCCGAGATCACCACGCGTAACCGGATGGTCGAGGTCTGGAAGGAGGGCTTCAAGAAGTTCCACGGATGGACCCTCCCCCCGGAGATACTCTCCCAGGAGGGAGAGCTCTCCTGGATGCTGCACTACGCGTCCCTGCTGATCAGGTCCGCGTACCTGCACAAGGCGACGGCTAGGGAGTGGCTGTGGAAGATCGCCCGAGCGGCGTCGAACCGCCTGCCCGAGGGCGTTGACGTCCTGAGTCTCGCTCTGGAGGAGTATTCCCGCGCCGCGAAGAAGCACCCCGGCATGACGTTGGAGTGCGACGGGCACACCGACGCCACGCGCCTGTTCGCCCTCGTGGAGGAGATCGGCGAGGTTGCGGCCTGCCTGACCTACGACAACAACGCCGAGACCGGCCACAACTCGGACCTGGAGTCCGAGGTGATACAGGTCATTGCCCTGGCCCTGGCCTGGGCTACCCGGTACCTGGAGGACGGTGAGTGAGGTGGCTGTGAGAGTAGGCCACCTCCCCGACCCCTACCGGCTCGACGTCGCCTACGCCGGCGGACATCCGGTTGGGACGGTCGAGAGGATCGTCCTGGACGAGCCAAACCCGGACCGACTAGGCCCCTACATCAGGAGAGCCCTGCGAGAGGGGTTCACGGCCGAGCTGCGGGAGGCCGGAGATGGGGCTACGGGGTGACGGAATGCTGAACATGTGCCCACGTATCAGCGGATTCTTCATCGCCTCTCACCTAAAGGTGAGCTACTCGGTAGCCGTCGAGCTCGCGAGCATTGCTTTCGTGAACGGGTTGAAGATTCTCCGGGAGGTGTCTACCCAACCTAAGGAGGCCGGCCGCAGGTCACTGGTCCTTAGTGACGGCGGACTCCGCATCCGCCTGGAGAGGATGCACGACCACATTGATCTGTGGATTTCCAAGGACGGCGCGACCGCGGACCTTGTCCGCGACATCGTCGATATGCGTGACCCGCTGAGGCGGATCCGTACTGCGGTATCGGAGTATCAGCGTCCGCGGCGATCCTGGTGGGCTGTTGTGCCTGCCGACCAGTACTCATTCACCAAGTTCCTATAGGAGACACTTATGACATCAATCCACGACGTCGCCGACCTGCCCAAGCGCTTGGAGGAGTGGGCCTCCGGCAATGGCTACCGCGAGGCCTTCGGGATCGACTCCGAGCGCGCGATGGTCGAGGACCTGCGCAAGCTACTCTCGCTGACCGTCCAGCAGGCCAAGGCCCTGGAGGACTCTCAGGAGCGCGCGGGCGAGTTGGAGCAGCGGCTCCCGACCTCTCAGACCGACGACCTAGAGCCGGAGCCTCCGGCCGGTGACCCGCTCGAGGAGGCCGCCCGACTCGACCGCAAGGCCCGCAGGGACGCGAAGCTGGCTCGGGCCGCCCTCCAGCAGGAGGTCCTGGCCGCCTACTCCCGAGGCGTGTCGAAGTCCGTCCTCAGCTCGGTCTCAGGCATGACCCGGCAGACCGTGGACCGAGTACTCGGGCAGTGGAAGCGCCAGCCTCCGAAGATCGGCAAGGAGGATGAGACGCCTCTCACACTGATCTGACCGCTGCGGGCTTGCCTTGGGACGTATGACGGCATACGCTTAGGGCAAGCCCGCACCGCCAACCGCTTAGTGAGGAACCATGAGCACCAATACCTCCCCGACCAAGACCGCCGGGACCCGCGTCTTCCAGCACCCTCAGGCGCGGATCAAGCCGCTCGATGCGGACACCATGCACGAGGCCAAGACGTGCCTTGTCTACGAGGACGGCCAGGCCGTCGCCCAGCTGAAGCGCTGCGGCCGGCGCTGCTGGGGCGTCTACCCTCAAGGCATGACCATTCCCGCCGCGTTCGGAGCCTCCGCCCTGGAGGCCGTGACGACGTGGATGAGCGCCCGAGATGGGGCGACCGCATGACCGCCTCAGTCACCGCCACCGTCGTGGCCCTGGCCATCGGCCTGCCGATCTTCGCGCTCGGAGAGCGCATCCGCGAGCGCAGGGGGCGCCGACCGGCACACTTCACCCACCCGTAAGGAGACAACACCGTGAGCAGATATGGATCGTTTGACCGCCCGGTCCGGGACACCGCGGCCCTCGTAGCCGCGTACCGAAAGACGTCCTGCGAAGGAGGGGGCAGCCTCCTCCTAGAGGACGGGGCCTTCGTCATCAGCGAGGAGAACCTTCCGAACCTGGATTCGGACGTAGACCTGTATCTCGGCGACGGGGCATGGCTTGAGGTTCTCGACGGGCTGACCCCCCGCGTTCATCTCACCCTCCCGGACGAGTACGTGGAGGCCCTGGATTGGGTGCCATACACGCCGGCCAGGTCTCGCCGCCTCTACTGGTCTGCACCCACCCCACCACTCGAGCTGGACGACCCGTCCCAGAACCCCTACGGCGAAGGGGACCTGACTCTGTACGTGCCGGAGAGCCTGGAATCCCTCTACCGGGAGAAGGGCTTCTCGGAGTGGGGCACTCCGAGCCGCCGCTACTTAGAAATCTGGGATGGGTACGAGCCGCCGGCCGTACCCGCTTCCGGCAGGGCCGGAGATAGCGGCGAGGCCGTCGAGGCCCCCGATCACTACACCTGGCTCGGGCAGTCGCTAGCCGCGCTCGGGCTGAGTGACGCGGCCAACGTCGAGTCGTGGGACGTACTGGACGCCGCCTTCCCGTCGGACCCCTTGCTGTGGAACTGCGGCAAGTACCTGCTGCGGCAGGGCCGAAAGGGTGGCGAGGAGAAGCGTCTGGAGGACCTGCGCAAGGCCCGCCAGTACCTGGACCGGCAGATCGCCCAGCTGAGTCGGGGAGGTGAGTGACCGGGATCACTGAAATGTGGGGATAGAGGGGCTGGCGCCGTCCTTAGGGGCGGCGCTAGCCTTATCTTGTACGTAGCCGACCACCCAACTCACAAAAGGAACGTGACATGAGCAACACGGACACCGCCCCTGCCGAGGCCTACGCCGAGAAGGTGGACCGCATCACCACCGAGCTTCTCGACGTCCTGCGCGACGTCCTCGGCCCGGAGCGCCGCCTACCCGAGCCGCTGGCCGTATACGCCCGCCCCGATGACCACGCCGTCACCGTGATCGACGGCGCGGGCCGCGAGCGCGTCGAGCTGACCGCGCGCCTGACGACGGCCGGCACGATCAAGGGCTACTCGGCCCGCCTCACTCACGGCGACCCTATCGGCCGTCGCTGGTCCGCGGCCGGCCCGGTCCGCGTGGACTGCTCAGAGGAGCCTGAGGAGCACCCCACCCTGACCTACGCCCTGCCCCTCATCGTCCGCCTGGAGTGCGGTGCTGAGCGGATGCAGGCCGCGCAGCTGGCCCTCGAGGCCGCCGGCCGCCCCGTCGAGGAGTGCGGCCCGAACATCGTCCTGCGCGATCCCTGCGCATGGGGGACTCGCACCGTCGCCACCATCGAGCTCGACCCCGACAACGGTGCCCTTCGCGTGCACGGCCGCGACGCCGGTGAGGTCTGCAAGGTCCTTCGCAAGGCCGACGTTTTCTAGTCCGCCACCACCACCACCACCACCACCACCACCACC